TAGTCCCTATTGAAAGGTCTTTTTCTGATAATGAATGAATAGCTAATTGTCCACCGTCATCTTCAAAATATGCAGATCCTGTTTCTACATATATCCAACCATCGTTTGTAAGTTGTTGAGTTACAACACTTTGCCAAGTTGAATTTGTAATTAATGTATCTACATATGCTTTATCTACCAAACTTCTATCTGTAAAATTAGCTGAATAGTCATCATTATATGTAAGTCCTTGAAAAACAGGGTTTGTACCATACACACTGATAGTTAAAGTATTATCTCCACCAAATGCTAAGCCTTTTTTATATTCTTCATTAGTATCTTCTGTTGTAATATCAAAATTCCCATCATCTGCATTGATATATGTTGAAAAGTTATTATCCACTCCTGAAACAACATTTATAATTTTACCAGTGTAGTCCAAGAATGTAATTGTACCCGTAACAGGTTTTCCAACATCTGTACCTGTTAATTTTATAAATTGCTCATTATTATCTGATATTGTATTATCAACATATGCTTTATCTACTAAACTTCTATCTGTAAAATTAGTTGAATAGTCGTTAGCGTATATGATACCTTTGTTGTTAATTTCATCTGTAATAGTTAAGTCCAGAGAAGTTAAATTAATACTTGATATATTTGTTCCATCTGATACTGTTAATATAAGTTGGTCACTCATATCAATATTAGAATATTCTACACCATTTATAACAGTTACGTCCCAAGCACTAAGGTTAGCAAAAGAAAGTCCGAAGTTATCTGTACCATTTATTTCAGTATGTTGTGTAAGATCTCCGCCTAATTTAATATCTGAGTTATCCTCAGTTAGTCCATTTGAAGCTGTTACAGTAACTACATCATCAGGGTATGCTACATTATCTATAATATCTTCTAAATGGTCATGCATTATTTGACCCGTTATATCTCTCGTGGTATTTTCGTATATTAACGCATCATTTTGTTGTTTTAATTCTTGTTTTGTCATAGTATTTATTATTATTTATAATTTATAATTTATGAACGAAAACTTGTGTTAAAACTTGTGTCATAACTGTAAAATAGTTGTTCATAAATGTTAAAGTTAGTTGCAATTTGTCGACCCGCATTAACAGGGATATTTGTATCTTTATTTATAAGGTGTTCAGTAAATATATTTTGAGAATTATAATAGTCTTCTATTGTTGAAAAGTTTTGCTCAACCATAAAGTCTATTAAATATTTTTCTATATTTCCTTTATGGTTCATTATAAAGTCTATTAAATTTTCATTTATATTTTTTTGTATATTTATTTTCATAATTCAATATTTAATTTATTATTTTTATTGTTTATATCTTTTACTGAAATATCATCATAATGTAATTGTTGAATTATATCATTTTTCAATTCACTATTCCAACCACCATTATTATAACGATCTATAAATACTCCAATTGAAGGATATTGTCGTAAATGTCCTACATTATATTTTAAAATTAGAGCAATACGTTGTTCTGTATCATCAGGTGTTATTTTAAAGTCTCCATTTTGGAATACTAAGTCTGTTTTATTATCAATTATATCTTTTATTAAAATATCCATATATTTAATTTTTTTTAATTTTTATAAATATGCAATAACGACTGATAATTTGCGTCAATGCTTACAGTTTGTTTATATCCTTTACTTATATCAAAATTATGTATAACTTTTTCTACTAAATAATAATTTAAGTCTTCATCATTTATACCATTCGTTTGTCCTGTTGAGTTTAATATCATAAAAATAGTATCAGTAGGCGTTACTAATGGTGTTCCTAATGTAACAAAATTCCCTGTATATTTATTTTTAGGGGCATTATCATAATTAAGCATGCATAATTCTTTAGCAGCATCTTCTGTAAGATCTGTTTCATTTAAAACTATTTTATTATCATAGCCAGTAGGTAAAGGTATATCATTAGTTACTTTTTGTACTTGCTCTGTATCATTTGTAAAAAAATATGTATCTTTACTATTATCTCCTTGTGTTACATTAACTACTGATAATAATTTTTCACTTTTATATTCTTTTACAAGGTTATTTGTTAATACAGGATAACTTTTTTCTTGTGTTGTATGAATTGAATTTAATAATTGAGTATTTATATCTTTTTTATAAGGATATGAATAAATTTTAATTAATTCATCGCCTTTTGTTAAAGGATATTTATGACCTACTATTAATTTATCATTCATATAATAAGCATAAAAATTATAATTATCTTTTAACATTTTTAAAACTTCTGCTGGTGTTAATTCAGCACTTGTCCTTATTTTAGGCAATGTGAAATTTATAATATTATCTGTATCCCATGTTTCTGGGAATGCTTGACTAAAACCTAACTCTATTAATAAGTCTTGTATTGTTATATTAGTATGACTAAATTGTATTCTAGTAGCTTTTTTCCAATAATACATTCTATCTTGTAATTTTAAAATTACACCATCTTTTACAATAGATATATCCGTAAAATAACCATAAAATACTTTTTCTAAATGTCCATTATAACCTAATTTAATAATAATATTATCTCCAAAAAGTATTTTAAAATTACTATTTTTATAACTAACTCCTGTAAAATTATCATTAGGCAATATAATATCTGTTAATGGTAATTTAATTTCAGCAGTTTGTGTTAAATTATTAATATCATTATTAATATTTATAGATATTACATTATTTATTAGTATATCTGCTTGCTCAATATTATAATAATTAACATTATATTTATTGGATGCTATTATTTCGTAATTTAATTTTAATACATTCATTATTGTAAACTTAATGGTTTTATATATTCTTCAAACATATCATAACTAGCTACATATTTTAAATTCATAGTAACATCAATGATGTTTGTATATTGTTCGTTAGGCTTTATAGTATAATTTTCTATAATAACCTTATGGATATTAAAGTTAGTATTTAAAAAAGGGTTATTTAATGTTAATTCATGTTGATAATTAACTATTTTTAAAAATTCATTAAAGTCATCTCTTTTGCGTTGCCAAGTTTTATCTGTTATAAAACTAAATTTTACAGAAATATTATAGTCTCCGTTTGAAGTTATTTCAAAAATAGAACTATCAAGCCCATTTACTATATTGTTTATTACAGACTTTTTACGAGTTACATTTATAATAGGAGCTTCTATTAATATAGTAGTTTTATATATAATTCCATCAGGTTTAGAATAAGAATATGTTAATTGCATAAAATTATCACCCATTGGTGTTTCAAGTATATCACTTGTATTATTTATATCTATATAATTTTCAGGGTGATGCAAACTATCTTGCTCTTTTCCTATAACATTTATACCTAAATTAATACTTCTCCTAATTATTTCGTTAGCTTTTATCATTATCTTATATATTTTAATTTAATAAGGAATGTGAGGATGCACAATAACAAAAACACCCTCTTAACACTCCTAATATTGTTGAACATCTAATACTGCTTTTCGTAATATATTTGTTATCATATCTTCTATTTGTCCTTCGCTTTCAGTTATATTATTTGTTATTACTTGAAATTCTTCTACTAATTTATCTATATTAAATGTATAATTTTTAACACTTCTATCTGTACTTAAATTAATATCGTTTGATGATAAATTATTCGGTTGCGTAGAAACAGGTGTTCCATTCATATCAAAAACACCGCCAATTGCAGTATCACTAGTATTATCATTAGTGGCTGCTTTTCTGCCGTGTATTATAACATTAGAACTTGTAGTTCCTTTAACAACACCCATTTTGCCAAGTACCCATTCTAATTGTTTATTTAACCAGTCAAATACTTTGCCTATTCCTTTAAAAATTGGTTTTAAAACTTTATCGTAAAACCATACAAAACCATCTATCGCAGGCTTTATAAAATTGTCCCAAAGTCCTGAAAATAACCAACCAAATGCCTTTTTAAAAATAATTATTAATACTTTTGCAATATTCGATATAAATTTAATAACTTTACTCAAAGTATTAATAATTACTTTAATAAAACCAAATATTTTATTTAACCAACCTTTAATTATATCAAATTTACTACTAACAAAATTAACAACACCATTAAATATACTCTTATAAAAATTTATAATAAAAGATATATATCCTTTAAATGTATCAAATATAGACATAATTGGTTTTTTCAAACCAGCCCATATTTTCTTAACAAACGTAAAATATTTTGAACCACTCTTTTTTAGTTCTCCAAATATTGAAGGTATCATTTTAATTAAATTAGATACAAATTCAGCACCTTTATTCAATACAGGTATTATAAAGCCTCCAATTTGTTCTCCAATGTCGCCAAGTGTCATTCCAAGCTGTTTTAATGGACCTATACCTGCCTTAGCCATAGCTTCTGCACTACCTCCAAATTCTGTTTGTAATTCTTGTAACATTATAGCTTGAGCAGCTGCTAAGTCTCCTGCTTTTTGGTAAGCTATAATTTGTTTTTGTTGTTCATCTGTAAATTTAACACCTACTTTTGTTAAAGCACTTAGTCCTTTTATAGGATCATTCAATGCTTTACCAAGTTGTATAGAAGTAGCTTTCAAATTGTTACCTGTTTTCGCAGAAATATCCAATACTGCTTGTTGAGCATTTTTAAAAGCATCCCCAGATATTGAAGTAAACGTTTGCATTTGAGCTGTAACATTCTTTAATATATCTTCATCACCAAATAAACTTTTAGACTGTAAGTCGCTTGCCATTTGTTTATATTGATCGAATGAAAACCCTGCTGCATTTCCAGTACTTGTCATACCAGCTTTTACTTGAGCCTCTGCTTGCTGTTGAATATTAGCACTACTTACTACATTTTTACCAATTGCTCCAACTCCTGCAATAACTCCACCTATAATACCTGCTTTACCAATTAAGCCTCCTAAACTGTTCATTGATAAACTTGCAATAGGTTTTTTAGATGCTTTTGTATTCTTTTTATTAAGTCTTATTTGTTCACGTATTTCTGCATTTTCTTGGTTAAGAAGTCTTAATTCTTGATGTAACTGTTTCTTTCTATCTCTACTCGCTGTTAAACTTTCCCTTTTTAGTCTTAAAATTGACTGCCTATTTTTATCATATTTAATTGTTAATTCATCAGTAGTTCGTTTTAAAACATTAAAACTTTTATTAATATGATCTACTACTTTCTTCGCATCTTTTCCTTGTTTATTGAATTTCTCAAAAGGCTTTAAATTTTTTATTATTTTATCAATTTTCAACAATTTAGGACTTACTAAGTCTTTCAAATTCAGAGTAAATGTATAATTGTTATTCATATTTATTGTTTTTTGTTATTTTTCTTCATGCGAAGGGTTTATCTTGCTTAATACATATTTTAATTCAGCAGTTATTCTACACCATTCATCTTCATTTAATGTGAAAGGATCTATTTTATAATAATAACGGATAAATGCATTAGTACTTCTAATTATATCATCATCCGTTATTTCATATAATTTTAATTTTTTTTTATATTTGCTGTTTTTATATTGAACATATGCTCAATTACTCCTAATGCTGTTATAAATAGTCTATTATCAGTTTTTACTTCAGGATCTCCATTTAACCAACATTTATCAAATATATACTCACCTGCTCCAAAAACATCTCCCCTATCTTGCATTGCATAAACAGCACTTAATGTAGCTATATCCATTTGTTTTAATTCAAACGATGCTAACTTTTTATCTTCATCTTTTATTAAACACTTAAAAGTATGCTTTTTATCATCTTTAGTTACAAAAAGTTCAAACGGTGTGACAGTATCCATTATTACTTGCATTGCTGATAAAAATATATCAGTATCTGTAAATACATTTTTATCTCCGCCAAGAAAAATATCTTTTAAAATTATTTCAAAAGCATTAATTGGTTTAGCTGTTAATAAATGTGATACTTTTTTTAAAGTAATTCTTGGAATTTCACTAATATAAAATTTAGTATTATCGATACTAATTGTATAATATTCGATACCTTTTTCTTTTAAACTTTTTTCAAAGGCTTCATAAGTGGGTGTTAATTCTTTATTCTTTATTTCTTTATTCATTGTTATTGTTTTTTATTTATTCATTTATATTGTTATAAAGTGGTATATTTATACTTAGTGGCAAATTTATTATAAAGTTTTTTACCGTAAGCTGACCCTATTTTAGAAACAAAATTGCCAATTTTATCATGTACAATTTGAGGAATATTCTCTATTATTGTTTTAATATGTGTAGCTATAATATCTAATTCAACATAGCTATTAGAACTATTTTGTGTTAAATTAAAACTATCATTACTAATTTTACAATTTTTAATAATAAAATTTAATGGTAAATTATCATATTCATCAAAAAATATTACATAAATATCAAAAGGTCTAATGTTTTGAACTTTAAATTCATTAGCACTTGCTCTTAATATTTGGTATTCATCTTGATCTATAGTTAATTTAACATTTGTTTGAACTTTACCTAAACCATAACCAATTGGATAAACTCCAGCATTATATATAGGTTTAATATTTTGTTTTTCAGAAAATGAAATAGATGTTACGCCAAATAATACTTGAGAACCTATCATTATAGTTACAGATGCCCAGTCGTATGCTTTACCATTTATTAATATTTGTTTATTATTTAACATAATTGTTTATTTTTATATTATAACTTATTTTAAACGTATGTATAATTATATATGTGTTAAATACATACGTCTAAAAATAAGTTTTATTTACTTACCAAACTCAATATATGATGGGTTTAAGTCCATTTCTACTAAACTTTCTGGATCATTTTGTTTTAAAGATCTAGCATTTTTAGTTAAATGACAGTCTTTAATAGTATCATTACGTATTTTACCGTCAGCTGTTTCATATTGACAAATTACGTCAAATTTAGGTAAGTCTTGAATTACACCATGTGGTGCTACATCTTCTAATTTGATGTATTCTTCAGCAGAAAGCGTTACTGTTGCTTTGGCTGATATATTACCTCTCCCCCAACTTACTGGAAGTCTCCCTCTACCGAAGTTGTTAACAATAGGCATATCGTTTTCATATTCAATAGATGTAAAACCAAAGATAACTTTATCATCTAACTCTGGAAGGTTAAATGAAATTGTTAAAGATGCCCAGTCATAAGCAGCTTTATTAATTAATATTTGTCCTTTATTTATCATAATTTATATATTTTTATTTTTTATAAAAGGTGTGCTATTATTCACACACCTAATTATTATTAATGAGGTAATACAATATCTTTATTTGTACTTGTTAAAATTTGGATAAAGTCAGGTACTTCAAAGTCTTTCACTGCATGTGTAAGTGCAGGATCATCATTTTCAATTGTAACTGTTGCCAAAGCATAACCAGTATTCCAAAATTTAGTTTCATTTCTTTCTGCTAAAATTTGAATTGTATTGCCTGTGCGATCAATATCTCCAAAGTCAGAACCCATATCTTGTAGTGAATATTTTGAAAATACTACACCTTTATTACTCAAAGTAACAATGATATTAGTAGTGGCTGATGTAGAAATATCTACTGCTTGTCCATTTTCATCTAATACAGGAATTTCAAGTACTTTACTTTCACCTTGTCTTAAAATATATTTTGTAGTTGCCATTATTTTTATTTATTTTTATTTATTTTTATTTAATTTTTAAATTTTTGCACTATAACCAATTGTAACATCAATATTTCGTGCTGTCCCATAAGGAACTAATGTAATTTTAACATAAATTGTAGATGTTAATAATACATTTTGAGCAGGATCTATATACACTTTATATGCAGATATTTCATTAGCTTGATACATTTTCTTTAACTCGTTATTAAGAACATTCGTCCAATTAGCAACTGTTAATTTATCTAATTGTCCAGTTGAACTATCAATTTTAACAGGACTATTTAAATAAGGTAACAATACTGTACGAGCATTTCTAGATGCTTTATAAATAGTTCTTACTTCACTCATATAAGCATAGTCTGAACTCGCAGCATCACAAGTGTAATTATCATTAAAATATGTTCCACTATCTCCTACATATTTACGAGCAAAGATATATCCTTTATCTCCTAATGCATCTAAAGTATTTAATAATGTATTTTTAACTAATGTTCCATCTCCGAATGCAGGGTTATCTAATTCGCCATTTCCAGCAATATTAAATTTTTGAACCCAAGCAATACTTTCATTAACTTTAGCTGTAGATACTGTTCCCAAAGCTAAGCCAACTGCAGGAATTGAATATCCTAAACTATTAAATAAGCTATTTCCATATTTATCACCATCTTGAGCTATAATAACAGATACATCTTTAGATGGTGTTGCAAGACTTTTAAGATCTGGCAAAGCTGTTACATCAATATGACTTGTATCTGCTCCATATACTACATTAGCAGGCATATGTTCATTAAACATATTATCGCATATTGTTTGAATAGCTTCTACATTAGATGCTAAAAAGCCAACAGGTGCTTGATATACTGCAAATTGCTTAATAGTTCCATTAGCATATACTTGTAAGTCTTTTATTTCAGAATAGTCAACATTAACAGGAGTTGGTTCATTATTTGTATCATAAAATAACCCAATATATAAGTCAAACCCTTCTTTTGATGCTCTATCGTATTCAGCAAGTTGATACCAAATTTCTTCGGTAGCACTATTATTGAACGTAATACCAGTTTCAAGTTCAAATTGTTCTAACGAATAAAAATGCTTCATTCTATTATCTTCATCAAAACCTGTAATTGCAGCATTATCAAAGTCAGCTTGTTCTTTTAAATTTGTATAAAAAACAAAACCACTTATAATATCTGTATTTTTAGTATCTCGTCCTAAACCTCCGTTTCCCAACGTTATTTTTACGTCATTCATTTGTCTATTTTTATTTTAATTTTTTATTGTTGCTATTTAAAAATATAGTGACCACATTAAGTAGCCTCTATATTTTTATAGGTATTATGCTGTTGCTAAAACATAAACTCCAGTTCCTGCAGTAAATGTTCTAGTAGCTCCTGAACGTACTAAACTTGAAACAACTGTTCCATAATAAGCAGGGTTCTTTTCATCTGCAAATAACTCTACATTTCCTAATGAGAAACGTACTAAGTCTGGATGATAAAATAACAATGCTTTTTCTGTTCCACCACCTGTTGCAGGATCATTAATTGCACCTGTATTTGTGATATTTAAAACAGTTGAACGCATAAATACTTCAAAACCACCAATAAAACCAACTGAACCTTTTGCTAAAACATTATTCATTAAAGCTGGTTCATAATGAAATTCTGGTAAATTTATTAAGTCAGCATATGCATTAGCATCTACTAATAGTTTACGTCCTTCCATAGGTACATCTGCTAAATTGAATGCTTGAGCAGCTGCCAAAATATCTGAAAAAGTTAAAGTTGAACCAGTTGCATTTGCAGTTAAACCTTTTGCCCATTCATAAGCAGTCCAGTCACCAATTTGTTTAAAAAGTACTCTACCCATTTGAGAAGTAACTGATGTTAATTTATCATAGCTATCTTCTGTATCTTCAATAGATGTAACTACTACTGGATCTGCTGAATATTCGTGGTTTAAATATGTTACATCCACATCAGTTCTTGAACCAATACTAGCTGGTAACGTAGATCTATCTCTTTCTGCAGTTAAAGCTCCCGCTACAGGAACATGTACTGAACGACCTTCAATAAAGGCACTATCATTTACTGCGTATTTAAAATAAGCGTTATCTGGATATAAAAGATCTTGCACTTTAGGGATCCATAATTCTTTTTGTATCATTTTTTAATTTTTTTTATTTAATTTTAATTTTTATTTATACAAAGGGTATCATTAACATACCCTCTATATAGTTAATATCCCGCCAAAGAATTATTTTTTTAAATTCTCAATATAGGCGTTTTTTAATTCATTATAAAGTGTTAAATTAGTTTCTCTTAAACGTTTTAAATAAGATGGATCATGTTTTTGATACCAAGCATAATTTTTATCAATAGTTTTTTCATTATTTACTATTATATTATCTGTTAATTTGATAGCTGGTATTTCAGAAACAGGCATTTTATCAATTAACGTTTTAACTTTATCAAAGTCAATAAGAGCTAACTCATAAAATTCTTTATATTGTTCTTTATTAATTTTATTTTGTGTTATACTTAAATTCAAATATGTGTTAATTCGTTCTTCTTTTGTTTTATTTTTTAATTCTGATAATTCACTTTCAAATGTATTCACTTTTTTAGTCAACTCAGTAATTAAATTATCTTTTTCTTTTAACATATCATTTATTGACAATATTACTTTTGAATATTTATTATCATTTTCAGATACTTCAATATTTAAAGATGCTATTAACCTATCTGCAAGCGTAACCATATCCTCATCTAACTCTTTTTTAATTTTTGTTTTACGAGGCTTTCTTTTATTATCTACCTTTTTAATATCTTCTTTAACAGGTTCTACTTTAGTATCTTCTTTAACAGGTTCTACTTTAATATCTTCTTTAACAGGTTCTACTTTAGTATCTTCAATTTTTTCTTTTATTAATTTTTCTTTATTATTATGCAATACTGATAATTCTTCTTTAATTTTATTAATATCACAACCATTTAAAGAAAATGTTACTAAATAATTTTCATTAAGTTCAATACGAGCATCCGTATTAGCAGGTAATGCTGTAATACTTGCTTCTTTTAGTACAGCCTTTGTAACTAAAACTGTACCATCTTCCAATAAGTCATACTCAATAGGTTTAAAACCAATTGAAATACCATCGATAATGCCTTTATTTATCTTGTTTGAAATTTTACTAACTTCTTCATCATCAGTATCTAAAACTGGTTCTGCTAGTAAAACATCATTTTCAATTGTGAAGTTATCCCATTTACCTAAAACTTTATCAGGGTTATGGTTAAACAATACTGGAATATTAGTATCCTCTGGTATCTCAATACCTGATGTTAATACTTTAAAACCGTATTCATTTACTTTTTCTGTTGATAATTTATATTTCATATTATTTTTATTTTTTTTAATTAACTATTTATTTGATAAGCTACCTCACTATTAATATCCAAGTTTAATAATTTAATTAATTCATACTCTGGAACTCCTGTTAAGTCAAGTAACATAAATTTATAAGTTGTCCTAGCAACCTTGATACCTTTTTCAAAAGTTATTAACTCTGTTGAATATCTATGTACAGAATTAGCGAAAAATTTATTTGTTTTTGGATCAAATGACGGTAAAATACTACCATTTACTCCTTCTAATACTTTAAAAACATTATCAGATAATTTCATTGTATCTAAATAATATTGAGTAAGTATATCTCCTGAATTTAAGTCTAATGGAGCTTCAACAGCTGTATAAACATCTACATAAACCATTGGACGTTGTATTCTATTACTAAATTGTTCAATATTACTATCAATTTTTATATCTAATAAAGCAGCTGGAAATAACGCAAGTCCTTTATTTTGGTTTAAAATTTGATCATTATATAAACTAAAATATTTAATATTTAAATTAGTATCTTCTTTATCCATTAAGAAGTATTTGAAAAATGTAAAAATGTAAGTTAGCATATTCTTTTATATTTTTTTAAACATATCTTTTAATAATAAATTCATATTATCTTCTATAATTCTATTAAATTCTCTATATATTTCTTTTTTAGACTTATCTGATACACCAATAAATGTACGTGCAGGCAATGACTGACCATCCCCTTCATTTTGCCATTTACCATATTTAACAGTAGTCGCTTTAACAATACTATTCTTAGTACTCCATTTAATACTATTTTTCATTTTACCAGACTTAACCAAACTTGGTATTTTATTAGTATTCTTAGATACTTGCCATGACTTATTATCCCATGACTTTGTTGCAAAAGCATTATCAGTATCTTTTGCTAATATATCTTTTGCATGTTTAGTTAATAGCCTTAATATTTTATTCCATTGATGATGCATTATTTGTAAATTTTGTTCTATATTTTGTTTCTAAATAGTCTTTATCTAACGGATATATTTTGCCAAGCTCACTATCAATTTTTATTTGATCTAATAGTGATAAATTTTCAAAAGTATCAAATTTAAACTTTAAACCATCTGGAATAACATTCAAATTAACTAATTTTGGAAATAAAACAGCATTTATATAAAACTCAAGTCGCCTTAGATCTGACTTTATTTTTAAACTAAATTGATCATTATGAGTAGAACTTTGAGCATAACCAGAACCAGAATGTGAGTCTGTTATTTCAGTCCCTCCTATTATACGCTTGCTTATCTCCCCATTTATTCTATCAATAAATTTATCATATACATTAAAAGCATCACTATTATTATTTTCAACAAATTCTATTGACTCATTCTCATCTAATACCGCCCATGCTGACT